GGATATTTTAGTCCTAAAAAATATTCTTGTGTTAACATTCCAAATTCAACAGGAACAAAAACGTCACAACCAGTTGCAAATTTTAATACAATTGGAGATTTTTTTGATTTTATGATTGCTAGATTATTACCAAGAGTTAACCAAGTGTTTGTTAATGGAATGGGTATTACCAAATACTATGTTTGTCATTGGCCTGTTTCTAATGTTGAAGAATCTTATTATGATTCACATACTTCGGAATTTACAACTTTAGAGGAGACATTTAACAAAGCGTTTAAATCTGCAGGAGTTGCTGGATTAAATGTTGAGGCAACTACAGAATTAAAAGTTGCAACTACAAACCAAAAGAAAAAAAATAATAACACTTTGGCTGGTGTTACAACACCAGCAAATAATTTAAACACAACTACAAATGTGGTACCGTCTTGTCCACCTCCAACAATAACATCATTCTCACCATTAACAGGTGTTAGTGGTACTATTTTAACTATTGTTGGTAACAACTTAGATGAGGTAACGGGTATTACAATAAATAACGTAACCACAACTACAGGTATAACCATTTTAAATGCGTTTAATATTAGTGTTGTCGTTCCTTTTAGTAATAATGGATTAACAAATATTCAACAAACCCCGATTATTGTTAGAGGAATTCATGGTAGTACAGTAACGTCAGGATTATTTACCTATAATCCATCTCAAGTGACTCCAATACCAAATAATACAAACAACACCAACACTCAGCCACAACAAACAGGTCCTGTCACATTAATAGAAAATACACAAATAGGTGTAAACGGATCAACATCAAGTTTGATGGTTGGAGTTAATCCTCAAGTATTAAACAAAAATACTTGGACATTAGACCAAACTGTTGAAATGGTAGTTTCTGTTTATGACAATAATGTTGTTAATAATCTCAAAACAAAAACATTAAATAGAACTGTAACAATACCAATTATAGGATATGTTTCGAAAAATGTGTTTAATATAACACATGAAAATTTACAGGTTATATTAGTAAGTTATCCTATTGAAGAATTTAAGGTAAGTCCTATTACACCAACACAGACGGCTCAAATTAAATTTACAATAGTTGCGGCACCTACAGATAGAGCAATAAACATACAGGATGTTACACAATCATTTAATTTTGATTTTAGACCAACACAAACAACAATCCCAACATTTGCGGAAGTTGCGGCATCAATTGTTTTAATTGGTGAAAGTCCGACTTTACAAGGTAATGGACCTCAGTTTTTTAACATTAAAAAACCAGATAACAATGGATATATTACATTCCAATTTAATACCCCATCGTTTCAAGAACAAAATTATGTTGAAATATATTTTTTAGATTCGGATGGTGATAAAGCATCTTCAAGTAGATTGGTAGATACTCAAACAAGGTATACATATGAATATACTTTAACAGGTAAAGGTGTTTTCAAGTTAATTGTTAAGTATAGACCTTATGGACTTAAGTCACCGGTAAATGGTCAGGTATTAACTCAAACAGTTGTTGGACCACCATTCACTTTATAACTTAATCATATATTTATATAGAAACATTATTATGGATATTAAATCAGCATTAGATAATTATCTTGGTAAATCAACAAGATTCTCCCAAGAAGACAACGGTGATGGAACTAAACAAGTTTGTGACTTAGATACAGGAGATTGTTATACTGTAAGAGAAAGAGACGGTCTTATTGAAAGAGCTGGACACCAAACAACTGCCAACAGAAAAGTTAGAGTTGAAACTGCTAACGGTATAAAACAATTATTAAACGGTTAATACTATGAGTTTAGATAAAAAAATATTAAGTGAAATTAATAGATACAGAAGTATCAATAAATATATAATGGAGCAAGATGCGGAAGTACCTGCCGATTTAGGTGCATTAGCACCTGAAGCAGGAGCTACACCTCCACCACCTCCTGCAGATGTTGCTGCAACACCTCCACCACCGCCAACAGGTGGGTCTGAACCAATTGATGTTGAAAATGACCCTGATGTTGAAAAAATTGATGATGAGGGTAAATCTGATGAAAAGAAAGATGAATCATCTGATTCAGAAGAATTAGACATCACAGAATTAGTTACCGCTCAAAAAGATATTCAATCTAAACAAGATGACTATTTTGAAAATTTATTTGGTCAATTAAATAAATTAGAATCAAGATTAGGTGAGATGGATGCAATTATGAATAAACTTAATGCTCTTGAAAACAAAATTGAGAAATACAGAGAAAAGACACCTCAAGAAAAATTAGAGTTGAGAAGTTATGATTCATATCCATTTAACCAAAAACTTTCACAATTTTTTGACGACAAACAAGAAGAGATGGAAAAAACAGGAAAAAATGATTATGTTTTAACTCCTGATGATGTTACAGACATTAACGTTAACGATATCAAAAGTTCTTTTCAAGGAAATGGATTCAAAGACGAATATAAATACAAATAATATTAATTTAGACATTAATGAAAACCACCTTTTGGGTGGTTTTTTTATTTGACAAATCCAGAAAACTATACTATATTTACATAACAATTTAAAAAATAAAAAACATGATGAGTTCATTAGACGCCGTATTGGCACAGTACGAAAAAGCACAACAAGGGGGCGGGGCCCAAAACAAAATGTCACAAGACGAAAGAATGAAAAAGTATTTCGCTTGTATTCTTAGTGACAAAGAGAAATCAGGACAACGTAGAGTACGTATTTTACCTACATCAGATGGTTCTTCACCATTCAAAGAAGCATGGTACCACGAAATCCAAGTAGGTGGACAATGGCAAAAATTTTACGACCCAGGAAAGAATGACAATGAGCGTTCTCCTTTAAATGAGGTTTATGAAGAATTAATGTCAACAGGTAAAGAATCTGATAAAGAATTAGCAAAACAATACAAGTCTCGTAAATTCTACATCGTTAAGGTGATTGATAGAGACCACGAAGAAGACGGTGTTAAATTTTGGAGATTTAAACACAACTATAAGAATGATGGTATCTTGGATAAAATCATTCCAATTTGGAGAAACAAAGGTGACATTACTGACCCTGAAAAAGGACGTGACCTTATCATTGAATTAACAAAATCTAAAACACCTGCAGGTAAAGAATATACAAGTATTTCTACAATTATGTATGACGACCCAACAGCAATACACGAAGAAAAGGTTCAAGGTAATTCTTGGATTAATGACGAGTTGACTTGGTTGGATGTATATTCTAAAAAACCTGTTGACTATCTTGAAGCAATCGCTCGTGGAGAAACACCAAAATGGGATAGTGATAAAGGTGGTTATGTATATGGTAACGATACCGAATCTACAACATCTATGGGTGGAGCTAAAAAGGCTGAAACAAAAGCGCCTATTGTTGACCCTCAAGCGAATGACGAGGTTGACGGAGATTTACCTTTCTAATAAAACAAAACACATCATGTATGGTATCTTGTATGGTACCATACATGATTTAATTTATATCACACATGGCAATAAAGAAAAACGATTTTAGTTCAGTTAAGAAGAAATTCTCAACTTCTGCAAAATACAAGCCCCAAAGATTTTTTGACTTAGGACAAGATTTCTTAGATGCGGTTGGATTACCTGGCCCCGCAATCGGACATTTAAATATGTTCTTGGGTCACTCAGATACAGGAAAAACTACAGCGTTAGTTAAAACTGCCGTTGATGCTCAGAAGAAAGGTATTTTACCTGTATTCATTATTACAGAACAGAAATGGTCTTTTGAACACGCAAAACTTATGGGATTTGATTGTGAAGAAGTTGTTGACGAATCAACAGGTGAATTGGATTGGGATGGTTTTTACATCTTCAATAACAATTTCAACTACATTGAGCAAATCACCGACTACATCAATAGTTTGTTGGATGCGCAAGAAAAAGGTGAGTTGGATTATAGTTTATTATTCTTATGGGATTCTGTAGGTTCAGTTCCTTGTAAGATGACCTTTGAAGGTAAAGGGGGTAAACAACACAACGCATCTACACTTGCAGACAAAATTGGTATGGGTATCAACCAACGTATTTCAGGTTCTCGTAAATCTGATTCAAAATATGAAAACACATTGGTTATTGTTAATCAACCTTGGGTTGAATTACCTGACAATCCATTTGGTCAACCAAAAATTAAAGCTAAGGGTGGTGAGGCCATTTGGTTAAACTCATCGTTGGTATTTTTATTTGGTAATCAAAAAGGTGCGGGAACAAACAAGATTACCGCAACCAAAGACAAGAGAAGTGTTAAGTTTGCAATTAGAACAAAAGTTTCTGTTATGAAAAACCACATCAATGGATTGGGTTATGAAGATGGAAAGATAATTGTAACACCACACGGGTTCTTAGCAGGAAAAGAAGCTGCAGAAGAAAAGATATCAATTGAGGTTTACAAAAAAGAATATGCCGACTATTGGAAAAATATTCTTGGAGTTGCATCTTTAGATTTTGATTTAAAAGAAGAAAAAGAGGATTAGTATATTGTTTCACATTATAAATCACAAACGTGATTAAAACATTATTAGTAGACGGAGATAATTTATTTAAGATAGGATTCCACGGAGCAAAGGACGTGTTTAACGACGGAGCTCATGTGGGCGGAGTATTTCACTTTGTGAGTGTACTCCGCAAATTCCTTGACGAACACAACCATGATAAAGTTGTTGTGTTTTGGGATGGTGATTCTAATTCATCCATCAGAAAATCCATATACCCCCAATATAAAGCAAACAGACGACAAGATGATATGAATGAATACAAGTACGAATCGTATTTGTATCAGAAGTCTCGAATCAAACAATATCTTGAAGAGATATTTGTAAGACAGGTCGAAATACATGACAATGAAGCGGATGACCTTATTGCTTATTATTGTAAGATATCTAAAGACGAAAAAATTATTATTTTTTCTGCAGATAAGGACCTTACACAGCTTATCTCAGCGGATGTGACAATCTACTCACCTATCACAAAACAATACTTTAAAAACGGAGATATGATATCTCTGAACAAAGTAGACATACCTCACTACAATGTATTATTAACAAAGATATTCACGGGTGACAAATCCGATAATATCGATGGAATCCAAGGACTTGGAGAAAAAACTTTAGTTAAATTTTTCCCTCAGGTGCAGGAAAAACCTTGTACTGTAGAAGAAATCTTGGATTATGCACGAAATCTCATACAAAATAAACCTTCAAAAACATTTACAAATCTTTTGACAGGTAAAACAAAATCAACTATACTTGGTGAAGAGTTTTACACAAGAAACAAAAAGATAGTTGACCTTACAAACCCTTTAATTACTGACGATGGAAAAGAATTGGTGGAACAGATTTTAACCGACACGATAGACCCTACAGATAGGGGTTACAAAAACTTAATGAGAATGATGATGGAAGATGGTCTTTTTAAATATCTACCCAAGAATGACGAAGCTTGGGTCAACTTCCTCAAACCATTTATGAAATTAACAAGAAAAGAAAAAAGAAACATAACAAACAAAAATTAAATTATGAAAGAGCAAGACAGCACTAAAATGGAATTCCTATTGACGTTGAATGACAACATCGTAGTTCAGAGATTCTTTAACGTTAGAGGGTTCAATCCTGAGGCAAAAAACTCAGTGGAATTGTATTACTTTATGAGACAATTGAAAGAAGAACTTCAGTATCATTTAAAGATGAAAACAATTATCTATATGATTGATAATAAAGATGCAATTGTTAATGACCCCGCAATTCTCGACACTTCATTTACTGAAGGTAGTGAACAATTCAATCTTTATGTTAGAATTGGAGAACAGACAATTTGTCATAGATATTTTGACGGAAAATTATTTCCACCGAAAGTTCGTTATACCGTTGACGTACGACCATTTTTGAAAGACGTTCTCCGTGAACTAACTGACATTTTTTCAGAACAAAAATTAAGTTTTGAATATTTGGGCGTTGACTTAAACAATTAAATATTTAATAAAACAGGGGATTACAAAAACGATATATGAACAAGAATTTTGATTACTTAGGGAATACTTTCCAGATACAACTTTTAAACCAACTTATTGTAGATAAAGAATTTTCAACATCAATTATGGATGTTATTGAAAGTGTTTATTTTGACAATAAGTACTTTAAAATTATCTTGCAAATGACAAAGGAGTATCACTCAAAATATCATTCTACCCCTAACTTTGATACTCTTGAACAAATAGTAAAATCTGAAATTTCACAAGAGTTAGTCGCCAAAATCGTTCTTGACACTATCAAACAAGTAAAAGACGCACCATTTGAAGGAACACAGTTTGTTCAAGAAAAGGCATTGAAGTTTTGTAAACAACAAGAACTTCAGAAGGCTATGGATAAAGCGCAAAAGATTATTACTGAAGGAGACTTTGAATCTTATGACAAAGTTGAGAGTTTGGTTCGTGAAGCGCTTCAAGTTGGTGAGAGAGAGACAGGTATGACCGACATTTTTTCTAACCTTGACACCGTACTTGATGAGGATTTCCGTCATCCAATACCAATAGGTATACCAGGTATTGACAGATTACTTAAAGGAGGTTTGGCAAAAGGAGAAATTGGCGTTATCTTAGCACCCACAGGTGTCGGTAAAACAACTATCCTAACCAAAATTGCGAACACAGCGTTTAATCTTGGATACAATGTACTTCAGATATTTTTTGAAGACAATCCAAAGATAGTACAACGTAAACACTTTACACTTTGGACGGGTATTGAACCTGATAACTTGGTAAAAAACAAAGTAGAGGTAATGGCTAAAATTACTGAAATCCAAGAAACAATGAAGAACGAGTTAATTTTACAAAAACTCCCTTCAGATACTATGACTATGAATCAAATCAAAAATCAAGTCAGAAAAATGATTGCTGACGGGACAAAGATTGATTTGATTCTTTTGGATTACATTGATTGTGTGGTACCTGAAAGTTCAAGTAAAGATGAGTGGAAAGCTGAAGGGTCGGTAATGAGAGGTTTTGAGGCGATGTGTCACGAACTATCATTGGTTGGATGGACCGCAACCCAAGGGAATAGAAGTTCAATATCTTCTGATGTTGTTACTACAGACCAAATGGGTGGTTCTATTAAGAAGGCACAAGTTGGACACGTTATCATTTCTGTTGCGAAAAGTCTACAACAAAAAGAAATGAACTTGGCGACAATAGCAATTACCAAATCACGTATTGGTAAAGATGGGGTTGTGTTTGAGAACTGTAAGTTCAACAACGAACTACTTGAAATAGATACTGAAAGTTCAGTAACTTTCTTAGGTTTTGAAGAACAACAAGAAGAAAGAAAACGTGATAGAGTTAAAGAACTCTTAGAAAAGAGAAAACAAAGAGAAGAACAAAAACAATAATATAAACTAAAAAAAAAAGAAGAATTATGGACGCATCACAAAGGATATTGTCAGATTTAACTGTTTACATGAAGTACGCTAAGTTCGTTCCTGAATTAAACAGACGCGAAACATGGGAAGAATTGGTAACCCGTAATATGGAAATGCATATTAAAAAATACCCGTCATTAAAAAACGAGATCAAAGAAGTGTATGAAATGGTATATGATAAAAAAGTATTGCCGTCAATGAGGTCACTTCAGTTTGGTGGGAAACCAATTGAAATTTCTCCAAATAGAATTTACAACTGCGCTTATCTACCAATAGATCATTTAGATGCGTTTTCAGAATCTATGTTCTTATTATTAGGTGGAACAGGTGTTGGATATTCAGTTCAAAAACATCATGTTGAAAAATTACCTGAAATTAGAAAACCAAATCCAAAATATACAACAAGATTTTTAATTGGAGATTCTATTGAAGGATGGGCAGATGCTATTAAAGTGTTAATGAAATCATATTTTGGTAAGGCATCCTCAACAATATTGTTTGATTATTCTGATGTTAGACCAAAGGGGTCTAGACTTGTAACTTCAGGTGGTAAAGCACCAGGACCTCAACCATTAAAAGATTGTATCTATAAGTTAACAACTATGTTAGAATCAAAAAATGATGGTGAAAAATTAACACCAATTGAGGTTCATGATATGGTTTGTCATATTGCTGACGCTGTGTTGGCAGGTGGAATTAGAAGAGCTGCTCTTATCTCGTTGTTTAGTGCTGATGATCAAGAAATGATATCTTGTAAGTCAGGTTCTTGGTGGGAAAAAAATCCACAAAGAGGTAGAGCAAATAATTCAGCGGCATTAGTTAGACATAAAATTACAAGAGAGTTCTTTATGGATTTATGGAAGCGTGTTGAAGCTTCAGGAGCAGGAGAACCTGGTATCTATTTTACAAACGATAAAGATTGGGGAACAAACCCTTGTTGTGAAATCGCATTGAGACCAAATCAATTCTGTAATTTATGTGAAGTAAATGTTTCTGACATTGAATCACAAGAAGACCTAAACGCTCGTGTTAAAGCTGCCGCGTTCATCGGAACACTTCAGGCGGGTTACACTAACTTCCACTATCTTCGTGATATTTGGAAAAGAACAACTGAGAAAGACGCATTAATTGGTGTGTCAATGACAGGTATTGGTTCAGGTGTTGTTTTAGGTTATGATATGAAAGAAGCTGCTAAAGTTGTTAAAGAGGAAAACTCAAGAGTTGCGGAATTAATCGGTATTAACAAATCGGCTCGTACTACAACAGTAAAACCTGCAGGAACAACCTCATTAACTTTAGGAACATCATCAGGTATTCATGCTTGGCATAATGATTATTACATCCGTAGAATTCGTGTAGGTAA